TTATTCAATCAAGATTAATTAACCAGCCACACGGCAAAGGAAATAAGAAAATGTCAAACCCAAAACAGCAGTTAATCGAAGAAGTCACAAAATTAGTGAAGACGGACCCGGCTCCACACAACGAGACAACTCTAGAAGATTACATTCTAGAAGGCGACACCGATGACATGACCGCTCAAGAAATTGCAGACGAGTGGGACGAAGTTAACAGTCAAGAAGTAGAGTAAAACCAGGGGGCGCAAGCCCCCATTTCCTTGAAGACAAAAAATGCCTTACCTACCTTGGCCAGATCATCATAAATCAATTTACAATAAAACCGTGAGAAAAAATCACGGATTGCGACAATTACTAACAGACGAGCAAAAAATAACTTACAAAAGCGCAGATGAATACTTTGTTGCAGTTTGCGATACTCTAACCAAATCCACTGATTATCCAGATCGTTTAATAGAGGTTTTGGCAGAAAACGCGACACTGCAGGCGGTAGTAAATGGCAAAATCAAATAATTGGGGTGGCAAACGCGAAGGCGCGGGTAGCGGTGGCGCCCGTCCCGGCGCTGGGCGGCCGAAAGTGAAATTCAATTTTGACACCATTGGTAGCGCCTTCGTAATTGAGCGCGGCATGGTAAATGATGTACCTGGCCCACCAGAGGTTTGGGAAATCGCCAACGTCACCGATGATTATTTTGAGTTACAAATCACACGTGGCAATACCACCGAGATTATGACCATCTCGAAAATTGATTTTTGGAATGGCGAATAATAATATTTAATTGTTAAAGTCCACAGCCCGGCCCCGCCGGGCTTTTTATTTGTCCATTCCCTCGTGCCATATCCATAATTGGGCCGCTGCCCGGCAAAACTCGCGCTCGCCAAACCGGCCGATCCCAAACCGGGCAATCCACCGCGCCAAATTATCCTGACAGTACGGCGGCAGGTGCACCTGCTCCTCGCTGCGCACATCCACAAACAGCTGGGCCAGCTGCGCCAGGCGCAAACCCTCCAGCCGGATCATGTCGTCACCCTGCCGATTGAGCCCCGTTGGCTCTACCTGGGTCAGTACACGGCCGTAGCCGTTGCCCTGAAAGATTACCTCCACGAGCAGCTTCATTCGCGCCACGTGCCCCAGGTCAGCGTCAAGATAACGACGACGACGAATAGCAGCAAAATGAGCATGACGGCGGCAATGATTTGGTTATCGGTCATGTTGGTGTCCAGTTCGCCGACGGCCGTTCCCGCTGGCATATCTCGACAAGTCGGTGCAGATCGCCGCGCTTTTCCATAAACAGATACAACTCCCGGCATTTATCAGAAAGTGTATCGCCTGGCAGTTCGTCAAAATTCACCTTCAGATCGAAGCAAATGTCACGTACACCATCAAGGTTGAAGGCGTGCGCCATCTGCGCATGAAACGTATCGCGGGTTTTGAGTTCGGCCGTTTTGGGTTTGATGAGCGACCGCAAAAACGCCACCAGCTCCTCTACCGCCTTTAATCGGCTGTGGATAACGCGAACAAGCTTCTCCAGCCAGGCAATTTTTTTTTATTGCTGGCAATCTCGCTGTTTTGCAGCGAGGTAACACGGGCAAGGTCGGCGCGAATAGCCTTTGTTTCGTCTCGAAACTCTTGTTGCAGCGCGTCTATTCGCCCCTCAGTGGATTCCTTTAACTGCTTGGTATCGGCACGATTGGCGCGTATCTCTGCCGTCAGCTCCGCGAGCTGACGGGCGATTTCGGCCATCCCCTCATTCATGGTTTGCGGCTCACCTTGCTAAGTTCGGCCATTAGCCGAACCTTTTCCGCCCTCAGTTCTGCGTTTTCCGCTTCGACCTGCGCCTTTGTTTGGGTCAGGGTTTCGATTTTGTCACCTTGTAGCTCGGCTATCTTTTCCCACGTATTAGACTTTTGTGCCGAGTTTCTGAACTGCTCCAATGCTTCTTGCAGTTCCTCCCGGCACTTTTGTAGGTCTAATAGGTTGGCTTCCCCCAGGGCTTGCGAAACTGCGCCGCCTATTTCGCTGCGAAGAAATTCCACAAACCAGGGGGGAATATTGTATTTGGTCATGATGTTCGCTCCGGTGATGATACGGCCGTTTACCGACTCAGTTTCGCCGCCACATCCTCAGCAGCAATGCCGCCAATGAGCAGTCCCACCAGCACGACAATGGCATCGACCAGAGCATTGGCATCAATGCCGCCCTGGGCAAACATCACCACCGCCGCAACGACACCCAAAAAGGCCAACCAGAATTTACGGCTAACCAAAAGAGCTTTCAAAAAATCAATGTTCATAACCTTTTCCTTTTTTAGCGTTTGCCGCATCGCGATGTGAAACATCACGTTCGCGCGCAAACATAGTAAACGGTAACTAAAGCGCTCTCTCACGCCTTCGGCCGCAGCCGCCAGTAGGCCAGTACGGCCGGATCGTCGCTGGTAATGCGCAGGCCCAACGGGCCATCAACGGCCGTTTTCAACATCCGCGTAAACCACAGCCGCAGCGTCTCCAGAATCTTTTCGCGGCTGTCCAGGTCGGTGGCATTGTCCACGTGGACAGCAGCGGCCGACAAATCGCCCAGCGGCCGCAGCGTGGACACATAGCCGCGCTGGTCACGGGGCACCTGGCTCATGTCGTTGGCCTCGATAACGGCCGTGGCGTGCTCAATCATCGCCGGGTACATCTCGTCCGGGTCCACTACGTAAAAGGCATAGCTCGCCGCGTCCAGCTCCTCGCTGCGCAGCGCAAAATCAAAAACGTTGAATTCCATGATCAAAATCTCCTTGCGTTAGCTGCGGCCCTACACCGTGCTGGCGCGAATCTCAATGTCTTGAATGGTCAAATCCTGCCCGTCGCTCACCGTGCGGTCGCTGCTCAAATCATGCGCCGCAAGTACCTGGCGGCTGTTCACCGTGGCGTTGTCATCGGTGAGCAGCGTCCATCGCGCCCCACTGCCAGAGGCGGGTAGATTGCCGCCGCTGGCGGTGAACGTAATATCCTTGATGCGTACCAGCGCCCGGTCATTGGCGTCATCTTCGGTGTAGGTGTCAAAGTCGGTCGCCCCTGGGGTGAGGCTGACCCCACCAGCGCTGTACCCATTACCAGTGGCGATCTGGGTGCAGTCGCTAATCAGGTTGCTGTCTACCGTGGGCGGCGTACCGTTGGTGGCCAGGGCCACGTAATAATTGGTGGGGAGCGCCGTGCCGCGAAAGGCAAAGCCCAGCAGCAGATACGCGCCCCGGTTGGTAACTAAACTTGCCATAACAATCTCCTTATTGCTGGGCCTCGATCTGCCCAAATGCCGAAACGGTTTTCCCGTTTACGGTCCAGCTGACAATCATCTTGTACCGCTGCTCGGCCGTCATGCCGTCGGCCACAAAATCAGGCGTGGTCAGGTAGCTGCCGCTGAAGCTGGCGCTGCCACTGAGTACCTCGGCCGTCACATCCTCGCCCGTCTCATCTAGCACCACCGCGCCCGGGCTGGCATACGTGCCCGCGCCCCACACCGACACATCGATACGATACGGCCGTGTTTCGTCCACGCCGCGCTGAAAAGGTGAGCCAATCAATCGTCGCTCGCTGGCCATCAATCATCCTCCAGTTTCAAATCAAAAGTGCGGCTGCGCAGCGCCAGGTCAAAGGTGCGCCCGGCCAGCACCAGGTCAAAGGTGCGCGGCCGCAGGCGCAACAGCAGCACGGCCAGGACGGCGACCGTCGGGTCAACGGCCGTCAGCTGCAAAACGGCCGTCCCTGGCGTAACCGTCACCGCGCCTGTTTCCGGCACGGTGGGCGATACGGCCGTCAATCTCAGCAGCGTCGCCGTCACGGCAATGGTCACGTCACCGGCCACGGCCGTGGGGTTTGCCGCCGCCAGAGCCAACAGAGCCGCGCCGGGCACGGCCATTACGCTGCCCAAAACGGCCGTTGGGTCAATTCCCACCAGCGTCACTTCCCCCACCCCGCCGCTCACCAACAGCGCCCCGGAGGAAACGGCCGGACTGATGGCCACCAGGTCGATGCTGGCTGTGCCGGGATGGGCTGTCGTTGAGCCTAAAGCGGCCGTTGGATCGATGGCCAGCAGCTGCACAATACCCGCGCCGGGCGTCACCAGCAGCGCCCCTGCCCCCACCGACGGGTTCACGCCAGACAGGGCAACCATCGCCGCCCCTGGCGCAAGAGCCAGGCCGCCCAGCACAACGGCCGGGGAAACGGCGGCCAGGCTCAGCGTCACTGCGCCGGGAGCAATCACCGCCGCCCCTACCGATACGGCCGGATCATCGCCAGAAAGGGCCAGATTGGCCGCGCCAAGCACGAGGGCCATTCCCGCCAGGGTAACGGCCGGATCGTCGCCAGAAAGCGCCACGGCCGCCGCTGCGGGCGAGCTGGCTACACTACCCTGCGCGGCCGTGGGGTCGACGGCGCTCAAGTCAACGGCCGCTGCACCAGGGGCAGCGGTTATGTCACCCTGTACGGCCGTAGGATTGACGCCGGAAAGCGCCAGCGGGGCGTGGCCGGGGGTCAGGGAGAGATCGCCCTGTACGGCCGTGGGGGAAACGGCCGTGAGGGTGGCCACGGCCGTGCCGGGGGTGACGAGGATGGGATCGAGTCCACCCGCCGTAAACTCAATGTGAAGCGCGGCTTCTGTGCCAGTGCCTTCGATGCTCATCACCTGAAACGACGAGATCGCGTCATTTCGACCGTCAAAAAAAATGACGATACTTGCCCCATTGGCCAGCCCGCCGTAATCGTCAACTAGCTCTTGGAGAATAGAAACGAGCGACGGCGTATTAACTGCCCCGGTCCCTATCGCCGTCGTGGTCCACTGCACACTGGCCGTCGTGCGCGTGCGGCTGGTTACGTCGGCATTGGTGGCAAAATCAGGCGCATCGGCAGTATCCTCTCCACGAATATTTACATTTGGGTCATCCACCGAGGTGCTGTTGGCGTGGATGGTCAGATAGGCGGCGTCAATCGTTGCCCCGCTGGGAATATCGGCCGTCAGCACAAATTCAAAACCGCCCCGGTACTGCCGGTTGGTTACCCCGCTGGTGTGCGCGTTGCAGTTGACAATCGCAGCTGAATTGGAGAAGTTCGCCCCGGTGTGGTCCTCGTGCGCGTCGCTGTTGACTGTTAGATCAAACGTAGTCATCAGATAATCCACCCCAAAACAAAAAACCGGAAATTGGACACGGTTTCGTCAAACGAAATGTAGATGTCGCCATCGGCCGTGCATGGCACAATCACGCTGTTGTAAATCATCCATTGGCCGTCAAAACCGGCGTACATTAGCTGCTCCGTTGGCGTCGCCGTAGTACCCATGCTCACTAGAGCCACGGGGTTGCCCGTGTCCACGTCGTTAATGTCTACCCGCAAAATGACCGCCTGCACATTGGCTGGGACGCCAAAAGTAGCGGAAAGATCGATGAGGCCGTTATCGGCCGCTGAGCGGCTGGCGACCGTGGTCCATGCCTTCGCGCTGGTTGTGTCGTACAGAATCTTGAAGCGAACCTTGGAGTATTCGATAAGCTCCAAGCTGCCTATCCGCTCTTCCAACTCTTTAACCCGGCGCAGCAAATCACCGTCACTCATTGCTCAGCTCCACCCGCGCCGCTACCGTTTCCCGGCCGTCGCCATCTACCGACACCGACACCGCCCGGATAATGGTGTCAAACTGGAACCCGGCATAATCTACGCTCACCTTGTCCCCATGAAACCAATCCCGGCCGTAATCTGTCTGGGCCGTGCTAATGATTGTTCCTGCAAAGGTGACCCGCGCCCTGTTTTTTTCTAGTGCGTCTTTTGCCCTTGCCAGCACTTGCTCGTCGCTGTTGTCTAGTACCCCGGAAATGGCTGAAATAAATTTCTCTTTACGAGCAAAGGGCGAACGGCCGATGCTGGCCGCGTCACTGGCTTCCTGCACGTTACGCTGGTCCTCCTGCCCTTTGCCGCCCGCGTAGATGTAATTGGCCTCATTGCTGTAATCAAAGGTCAGTGTAGGGTTCAGCAAGTTCCCCCGTTGCAAGGAAAAGACAACAGGCGTTTTTCCCGTCGCCAGCGTGCGATCCGCCCCCGGCTGGCCACTAAATACCCGCATCTGCATAGTCGTTTCAGATGTCGGAACAATGGCAAAAAACAACTCCGTGCCCGCCTGCTTGCTGAACGCCTGTATATCCTGCATCAGCTCCAGCACATTTTTCCACGCTGCCTGCTTGTTGATTGCCCCACCCAGCCCACTGTATCCCTGCACGGAGAATCCAAACCCGTCAATTTCCCGGTTTGTGTCTGTGGCATCTGGTCCGAGGTTTTCCCGCGCAACCAACAGCATTTGGTTGCCGCTCGATCCTCCGTCTACGGACGCCTGTGCACTGCCGCTTCTGTAGGCCAAAATGCGCCGCTTCAGCAGCACGTTTGGATCGCTCGCCCCGCCGCCAAATTGCCCCAATCCATCCTGATTGTGCGCGTAGGTAAACTTGTCTAGAAAGGCCACAATCTCCAGCCGCTGCGCCGCGCCGTAAGCCTGGCGGTAAATATGGATGCGCCGATCGGGCACGTTCGCTTCATGGCCCAGGTCGCGTAACGGGCTATCAAACTGCGCCACTCCCACGTCGCCCGACACCATCACATAAGAAAACGAGGATGCGTTTGGGATGTAGCTTATTCGATTGCCCAGCGGGTCGCAGTACCAAAGTTCGTAACGGGCCATGCTTCTTCTTAATCCTGAGAGAGATAAGCGGCCGTGTAATACATGGTCGCTGTAATAGTTGGGGTGCCGCCCTGGTTGCCCACATAAAGCGCAATGATGTTATTCTGACTGGCTCCCGATCTCCCCGGCGTTAAATAAAAGTCGCCGAGATTGGAACCACCAAGAATCGCTCCGGGCACCGGGCCAAAGAAGGAGGAAACGGCCGCGAGCGCCGTTTCCGAGTACGGCCGAAAATCAAGCGTCAATGTCTCGCCGTCCAGAAGCGAATAACTAAGGTAAATTTCTGCGCCCGTTGTGGCGTTTGTCAGTCGGTAAATGGTGGCCGATGTCCCGCCGCTTCGGTTGATCGTGACGTACGGGTATGCCACGGCTGTTCCCGCGTAGGCAATTGTGGTGTCCCCGGCGAATCCGGCCGCGCCCGTTGTGTCGAATCCGATGTACAAATCAGCACCGTCAAAGTAGACGACATAGGTAGACGATGTGCCGGGAACATTCATGTCCTCGCGCACCCATAACGAGCCATTCCAAACAGCCAGGCCGTCGTTGGTAAGGACACCCTCCCCAATTGCTGTAAACTGCCCTGAGGCGTACAGGCTGCCATTAGACGCAAAAGTTAGATTCCAAACTGTATTATTCAAGCTGCTGCCCCCCAGGTCGGCCCAGGACGCACCATTCCATACGGCGATCCGGTTTACTGTCACGGAACCGGCGGCCGTCATTGCCCCGCCTACGTACAAATCACCGGCGGAGGAAATGGCCAGGCAAGTGGCCGTGCCGGTTAGCCCGCCGCCTACCTCGACCCAGGACGACCCGTTCCACATGGCGAGATTGGCCGTATTGGCGACGCCACCGAATGAGGTGATCCCGCCACCCGCCGCGTAAACCCTTGTTGGCGTTATTGCCAAAACATCATTACAGGCCGCGCCAGCGCCCGCGACCCCCGTGCCCAACGCCGCCCAGGCCGTGCCGTTCCACATGGCAATGCCGTCAGCGGCGGCAACGCCTGCTAGGTTAAGAAAGTTGCCAGCCACGTAAACATTTCCGGCATTGTCTATATCCACTGCGTGTACTGAGGTTACCGTTGCGCCGGTACTGGGGGTTCCCACGGCCGCCCAGGCCGTGCCGTTCCATGTGGCGATATAATCAGCCGCCGCGACGCCACCCGCGTTGGTGAACGTGCCAATGACGTAAAGCAGGCCGCTGGCGTCAATTTTTAGCCCGCGCACTAGCCCATTCAGCCCAGACCCTAGCGCGGAATAAGCGCCGGTGCTTTTATTCATCCGCACGATATAGTCAGCAGCGGCGATGTTGTTCCAGTTCAGAAAATCCCCGCCGATGTAGATATAGGTGCTATCCGAGGCAACCGCCAAAACGCTCGCGTAAGTTCCCGCCGCATTCGGCGGCCCCAGATCGTCCCATAGCCCGTCAATTTTCGCGGCAACGGTGTATACGTTGGCAGAATCCTGCGGGTCCAGCACCACGCTGCTTTCGCTGTCGGCGTAAAAAAACGGGTCAAACGCCACAAAACGAAGAGAGATATTTTGCTGCGCAAACCCTTCGCCTTCCAGCGGCTCGTCTTCCAGTCCACCCTCATAAAAGCAGCGGATAATTTTGTCATCGGCCGCACCGGTATATTTGAGCTGTACCGGGGTGGGGCGGGCGTTAATCCGCGTGCCCGCCTGGGCGTTCAGCGCTTTAAGAAGCGTCTGTTTCCGGCTGTGATAGGTGGCTTTGTCACCGCCTGTCAGGTTAAATGCACCGCGCAAAGCAAACGGCCGTTTGTCAATCTTGGTCCCCTGGTACTCCTCGCCCGGCTGCTGCGCCAGTGGCGTGGACAGATTCTTGACCGGCAGCATGCCGGTGCCCATTGCGCTCTTTACATCAAAGTGCAATGTGGCCAGATTCGTAAATGTACTGCCGCCGTCGCTTGATATTTCCCAGCTACCCATTAAATGCCCCCTGTGGCAAACGCCGCCGCTGCCCGGCCTGCGGATTCAGGATTAAATGCGGCCGTATTTACGTTCCAGTGAAATTGGCGATTGTCGTTAACAACCGCCTGCCCGCGCCCGCTGGGTAGACCGCCCGGCAGGTGAGAATCAGCAAAATCTAAAATAGCGGCCGGACCAGCTCGCAGCGTTTGGGCAGGCAGTACCAACTCGTTACGGTGCACCACTCCGGCCGGTTCAGTCATCGGCCCAAACCCGGTAAACCCACCATCGGCAAACGCCTGCGGCTGGTTGCCCCCGCCGGGGTAGTTTGGAATCGTCGGGAATGGGTCGCTTGTTACACTGATGTGCACCGGGATGTTAGTCGGGATAGCCGCCAGGTTGGTGGCGGCGTCAACGGCCGCGCCAGAAAGCTCGTCAAAGGCCGCGTTGGCGGCATCGGCATCTTTTGCCAATTGGATAGCGGCGGCGGCTGTATCTGCCTGGCCGTCCTTCAGCCGCCCCAGCGCCTGCGTCGCCTCCTCGGCCGTTATCGAGCCGCTTTGCATGGCGGCCACCAGGCCATCAATATTGGCCTGCATCAACGCCGCCTGGAACGCCGCCTCAATTTCTGCGGCCGTAAATTCCCCAGTAGCCGCCGCCAGTACCGCCAGTTCAGCCGCGCCAGCCCCGGCCGCCACGGCCGAATCGTATAGCTGCCGCTCCAGGCTCTTGGTCTCGCCGGTCGCAGTTAGCGCGGCATCGAAGTAGCCGCCCAGCTGCTGCGCAGCTTCGGCCGCAGCGCCGGAAAAATCTTCAACCGCTGGCGTGCCGCTTTCTATCTCGTCAAAATAAGCAGCGTTGGCAGCGTTGGCGGCCGCCACGGCCGCTTCTTCTGCCGTCAGGTGGTTTGCCGATTGCAAAACCTTGTCGGCAAACTCCTCATTGATCCCCGCCGCCTCAGCGCGGGCCTGAGCGGCCTCGCGGATGGCCAGTGCGTCAGCTTCCGCTGCCTCCGTCGCCGCCTTCGTGGCTTCAACGGCGGCAGCCTGAGCCGCATAGTAATCACCAGCGGCGTCGTTGTACGCCCTGGTCGCCTCGGTGGAGCCGGTGGTCATATTCTCCAGCTCGGTCATGGCCTCGGCCGCGTCCATTGAGGTGAACGCTAACTGATTTTGTAGTTTGATGGTTTCCGCCAGGCCGAGATTCCCCCGCCAGAACTCACCGGCGATCTGTACCTGAGTGCCCAGGAAACTAAGACCCGCGATTTTTGTCTCCAGGTACATCTGCTTTAGAGGCGTCAATCCCTCACCTACCTGGATTTTGAACGCCTCGGTAGCGGCCTCGGACCTTGCCTCTAAATGCTCCAGGCTCCCGGCCATCGTTTCGGCAGCAGCGGCCGTTGCGCCTATCGTGTCCTCGACGGTACCAAATGTGTCGATGATCCCGGCGGCCGTGTCGTTGGTCAGCCCCATCACCGCGTTGGACGCCTCGACGCTGCTGAACAGATTGCGGAAATCCTGCTCAGGCATCGACTGCCGCAGCTCGGAGAAAATTTGCGAGGAGGTTTTACCGCTGGCGATCAGCTCGGCGAACGATTTGCCCGTCAGATCGCGGATTGCCTTATCCAGCACCGTGCCGCTCTTGGACGCTTCCACAAAAGCGGCGCGCAGCTGCGTCGTGGCCACGCTGGTGGGGGTACCCTGCGCCGTCAACGCCGCCAGGTTCGCCGCCACATCGGTAAACGTTACGCCCAAACTGGCGGCCGTTGGCACCACATTAAACAGCGAGGCGGAAAGTTGCTCAAAGTCCGTTTTGCCCAACTTGACGGCCGTAAACATCACGTCGCTGGCCGTGGCCGCGTCGATTACCTCATCACCGTACGCGTTAACCACACTGGAAATGCCGTCAACGGCCGTTTCCAGGTCAGTGACGCCGCCCAGGGCCGCGTCTGAGGCAATTTTCATGAAATCGAAGACGTTTTCGGCTGGCACCCCGGCGCTGATAGCCTGATACATTGCAGGAACGACTTCGTCAGTGGTGCGACCGACTTCTTTACCGAAGTCGATCACATCCTCCTTCATGCTGTCCATAGCCGACTTACTCATGCCGGGCATGAGCGTAAACACTTCAGACATCCCCTTTTGGAATGTCTGGAACTCCGCAATGGATTCGTCAGCGAATTGCTTTATGGCCTTAGCAGCCATGATGGCCGCCTCGGCTGCGGAAAAGCCGAACTGCTGGGCAAAACCCTCTTTGGCTATGTCCAGAAATCCGCGCGTTTTCTGCTCGCCCTGCTTGAGCCCCTTGTCAAGCCCTTTCAGGTCTACCTTTGTCTCAAGCGTGGCAATTCCTAAAGTGGCCGCCATATCGTCTCCAGAAAACAAAAAAGCGGTGAACAAGGTCACTAAAACCTTGTTCACCGCTGCTAATCATCACTCCGATTAGGTGAGGTGTGTCTTTACTCGTCTGCTGCGTTATCCGCTGCTAATCGGTACGGTATGCCGTTGTCAATAAACCATTTCTCGACGGCCGGGTTAATTACGGCCGTTGCCGCTGCCTCGTCTACCGGCGCGGCCAGGTTATGCCACCGGTCCATTTGCTGCCGGTAATCGCTGTCCCTGTGCCGCACCGCCACGCGGGTGCTGTTGGTTGCCCACGTTGCTTCCTCAAATCGCAGCGGCGTAATACACTTGTAAAGGATGTCCAGCGCCCAGCCGGGCAAATGAAACGCGCCTGCACCGTAAAACCGGACCAACTGCGCGAACTTCAGTTCATCTACAGTTGGTCTGGTTAGTTTTTTGCCGGTTCAGGCTCATTTTCCGGCAGCAGCATTTGCACCTGCCCATGAGTAAGTGATTTCACGAACTCCTCAGGCAGATCCGGGTAGCGAGCCAGCACCATCGCCTGTAGCTCGATGCTGGCCGGGTTGGCCCGCATCGAGCCGCTGGCCACCGAGATACACATCGTGGCCAGGTGGTCCACCTGCCCGGCCGTCAAACCCTCGAAGGTTTTGCCGGGCAAATCGGGCAGCACCAGGTTGATAATCTCTTTGGCGGCCTCGTAGCTTTTGGCACTGGCACTAACGTGCTGCTGCTCGTTTTGCGCCTTCTCGCGCATCTTGACCACGTTCTGCATCGTCTTCAGCAGGCGCTGCCAGGCCGCCAGCTCTTGCAGGTCAAAATCCTGCTTGTTGCGGAAATAGATAACGCGGTCACCCAGGTCGAACGGTTCGCCGTCTGGCTGTAGGTTGGCTAATGAAAATGACATAGGTTGCTCCTTTTATCAGTGATTGAAGAACACGGCCGTTAGCTTACCACAGAACGGCCGTTCCAATCATGAGAGACCTACGCGCTCTGGACAATCAAACGGCCAAATTCATACCCGGCGCTCTGTGTATCGTCATACTCCGCCACAAACACCGAAGCCACCCCAGGACGGCCGCCCTTGCTGAAGGTCATACCCGGCTCGCTGCTGAATACGCCCTGCGGGATGTAAATCTGCCCCGGCCACGCGCCGTAGGGCGACATGGTGTTATTGGCCACCAGCGCCCCGCCCCGCGCCAGCAGGGCGAAGCGATTGGGTACAAAGCCGCGCCGCAGCGGCAGACTCTTGGTGGTCAATGCGCCGCTGGTACCGGCCGCTACCGCGCCCGAGGCCATGGACAACGTCGTGGCCAGACTTTCC